CCAAACTCCCCCTAACAATCCTATTCGCCTGCCTTCGATCACTTCGGTGCTGGGATGGTTCTGGAAATACAAGGCCGCGCTGCTGATCGTGGCGGCGTTCCTGTTTGTGTTCGGGCTCTTGCGCGGGTGCGACCTCAACCCGTTCGGCTCAAGCCCCGATCGCCTGCGGCTCGAGCGCGACATGGCTGAGGCAGAGGTCGAAACCCAAGAGACCATCAACGATCGCGATCAAGACATCGCCGCGATCGACCGCGATCTCGCGCTGATGCGCCAGCAACTCCAAAACCTAGCCCAACGAGGCCGAGATGAAATCGCCGCTGCAGCACCCGATGATGAAGCTCCCATTGACCCTGAGCTTGTGGCTGCTTTTCGTAATTCCCTTGACCGCATGTGCGTCCCGCGTGCGGACGGAACTCGCGCCGATTCCTGTGAGTGAGGATCTGAGACGCCCTTGCCCGGAAACGGCGCAGCCGGCTGATCCTGTCACTCCATCGGTGGCGCTTCAGTTCGGGGCTGCTGCAATTGCCGAGGCGCGCTGCGAGCGGGCTCGCTCAAATAGTGTTATAGCTGTGATCGACGCACACAACGACGCAGCAAGGCAAGATGACTGACACAAAACACACGATGCGATCTCAGGTGATCGCGCGGCTGCTGAGTGATGATTTGTTTCGCCGCCGAACGACTGCGCGGCTCCACAAGAGTACCGACAAAAACGGCCCCGGAGGCTGTTGGCTTTGGACTGGCGGCACTGCCACAGGCGACTACGGGACGATTTCGCTGACGATCCCTATGCCTGGTGGCGCGCGCTTTCGCCGGGCCACCATCTCTACTCACCGCCTTGCATACGCTTTGGCCAAAGGTGATCCGGGCGATCAGCACATTCTGCACTCGTGCGACGTTAGACGATGCGTCAACCCCGATCACCTGACGGCAGGCACGCACGCCGACAACATGCGCGACATGGTGGCCAAGGGGCGACACCAACGCGCCACTCCTAAAGGTGACGCGGTTACGACCGCGAAGCACTCAAATGCTGACGCCCTTAAGGTCGCTGAGTTGCACCGTGCTGGCCGCACGAGTCTGGAAATCGTAGCGGAGACCGGCTTCAAGTATCACTTTGTAGTCAATGTTGCGTCTGGCCGTGCATGGTCAGACATTACAGGGCTCCCACGGCGCGTCTCAATAAAGCGCTCAGCGAAGCCGCGACCAAGGAGAGCTCCATCTCAGCGTCGGCGCTGGATGATCCTCGGGTGCCTAGCGGAGCATGGCCCGCTGGACACTGGGGCTCTCGCTAGCCTCGTAGGAGCGCGCCGAGATGCAACGCTTTCAGCGTGCATCGCTCTTGAGCGAGCTGGGCGACTTCAAAAAGTCAAAACGGGCGTTGGCTTGGCCACACTTTGGGAAGTGCGGATTGAGGCTGCCAAGAGTGAAGCGGCTTGACCCGCCCTCCGCCGTCTAGAGTGACGGCTAGGCGGCTTTCTTCGCGTTCTGTTTGTCGCGTTCGCGGAACCACTTGTAGACCGTCGATTGGTGGCGTCCGACCTTCTCGGCAATCTCAGGCACCTCGAAGCGCCCGCGCATAGAGAACGCCACTGATTTGGCGTCTTGCCACTGAGCGAGTGGCGCTGGTTCTGGCGTTGGCGCGGGCGGCGCCACTGTCGCCACTGCCGTTTCGGCGGCCGCCACTGGCGCGCCAAACTGAGAGAGCAGGCCAAGCGTCAGAAGTGCTGCTAACCTATTGAGCCAATGGACTTTCGCGCTAGTGGCGCTCAGAGTGGCGCTGTCATTGGCGGGAGTGGCGCGTGCCACTGGCGTCGCCATTTCGCGTCCGCGCTCCGCCAAAGCGTAGCCCCAAGGCTCAAGGATCGCCCATGCCAAGAAGATCGCGAACACAGCGAGCGCCAATGTCCAGTGGTGGTGAGGATCGCGCGCCAGTGGCGGGCTCTCGCTCAATTGGCGTTGCGCCTCTGGCAGGCGAACGCGTGCCGCAGCGGTCGCGGCGTTGAACAATTCGAGCGCCGCTTGCTGGCGGCTTGTCGGGACGTTGGCGGTGTCAGCCGGGAGCTTTGCCCGCTCGGCTTCAATGGCTCGAGATAGGGTGGCGATCTCCTCGAGCAGCGCGGCACGCTCATTCTCTCGAGCCTCATAGGCCGCGCGCTGGCCCGATGCGAGCACAGCTTGCGCGCCCATGTCGGCCGAGACCGCGGCGAACACAACGCAGACCCCATAGAAGGCGATAGCGAGCCCGCGCCAGACGCGGCTTGCGCCGTCGAGCCAGGCGAAGTTCACAGCCGCACAGGCCGCAATGATCTGGGCTGCGATGCAGCCGATCGCGGCGACGGCGTAGAGAGGCCAGATCGCGTCAAGATCGGCCCAGTCGCGCGAGGCAAGCGCTTCCAAGGCCCGCGCCTTATCGGCCCAGCCCAAGACGCCGAACAGCGCCAGCGCCACGCTCATAACGACGAGCGCGGACTTTAGAAGCCAGTTTCGCCGGCGGGCTGTCACACGATCCCCGCCAGATTTGCCAAAGCGATGACGACACCGCCAAGCCCAAGCATGGCGAACGCAACGCGTGGAAACAGCGTGCGCATGATGTTCTTCGGATTGACCGAAGCCGCAAAGAACATGAACAAGCCCGCAAAAAGCACGATGAGAAGGCCGATGGTTTCAGTCATCCGCTGAACCTGAGAGCAGCGAATTAAGACCTGCTTAACTCGCTGCAGAGGACTCTAGCGCCGTGAACTAGAGACCGGCGCACCGCGGCCCAGCTCAGGCAGGGCGGACACGTTAGCGCTAACTAGCAGAGGGTGCGAGGCGCGGAGGAAAAGAAGGCGAGAGGGTCGCGACCCTGAGCCTCGCCTGATCCGTTGAAGCGTCCGTAAACAGCCTCGAAAGCCGCCGTTCCGCGGTGCTCCCGTCTCTGGATTCTTTCCTCCCCGACTTAAGGGCCGCTCCAAAAGGGCGGCCCTTTTTCTATTCTCTGTCTTCGGCGCGAGGCTGCCACTCCCAACAGCCGGATTGCCGATCGACCATCGGCCACTCTGCGAACAGAGTGACGCCGACCATATCGCGCTCATCCTCTGTGACGAGATGGGGGCGGGGCGCATGGCGCAAACACAGGCCGTATTCTTCGTCCACCGGCGCGAAACAAGCGCACGCGCAACACTGATCGTCTGCAACCCTCATCAGCAATCTCCATTCCGTCTTCAGAAGTAAAAAGGGTTCCAACACCGGGGAACGGGGCGGAAACGCGTCCCGAACAAATCCCACGGCTTTCACACAGCAAGAGCGGCGCGTTCTCGCGCGGTTCCGATCAGTTCTGACAAGTTTTGAGCGCGCTCTCGTGGCGTTTTGGCGAGATAAAATCTCGCCACGCCAATGGCTTGTGTGCGGTTGTAGCGGGTTGTAGCTGGCGCAGCTACCGGCCCTTGCTAAGGGAGCATACCTTAACCGGGTATCCAGGGTTCGAATCCCTGCGTCTCCGCCAGAAAGCTGAATAAAGACAAGGCGTTGAGCGGCATCGCAGGCGCGCAAAAAGGCGCGGCCAAAATTGATACTTTGGCCTATCACACGGATTCCACACCGGACGCGCTCCGGTGAACCGCTTGTGCAACGACGTGCGGAAGCGATCTTACGGCTCATGCTACGTCCGATTTTTCGGGCGCGGGGCCGGGGAGGGAGAGCGGGCGCGCGTTGAGGCCGGGGCGCATCTCCCAGCCGTAGGACAGAACCTCATCGGCCAAGTCGGCCGAGCCAACGTGCGTGTAGCGCATCGCCATTGCGGGCTTTGCCCAGCCGCCTTGATCCATGAGCCATGCGAGATCGCGCGTGACTGCGTAAGTCCACGTCGCCCAAGTGTGGCGGAAGACGTGAGGGTGAATCCACGCCACGCGCTCGCGCTCTGCAATCGCTTCGTAGATCGCCCACACTTGCTTGCGTGCTTCGTTGCGCGCGTCGTGATCAAACTTCGCGCTGCCGGCGCGATGCACTAGCTCAGCGATGCGCTCACTCTCGTCGTTGTTTGCGCGCTCGCGCACGGCGCGCACGGTGATGCGATCGAGCGCCTTCTGCACGGCGCCAACTGTCCAGCGCTCACCGCGACCGTTGAGGTAAACGGGGCCTAGTCCGTCCGCTGGCCTTTGCGGCAAGAGTCCACGCACGCGCGTTTGCACATCAATGCCGCGCGCGCGTCCTGCTTTCGTGTCGCCTTCCCAAAGCGTGAAGCGATGATTGGCCGGAGAGACTTGCGGCCAATCAAGTTTGATAAGCTCGCCTGCGCGCGCGCCTGTGCCGACATAGCCGGTGATGATTGCTTTCTCCGGCCCTGCGTTATCGAGCCACCACTGAATCTCTTTCGGTGTGCGCCAGTCAACGCGGCCGAGCGGAGTAGGGGGCCTGCGAATGCGGCCCTTCGTAAAGCCCCACGATGTCTGATCGGCGGCGTATTGAAGAACGGCGGACACCGGCGTGTAGAGCTGGCGATTTCTAGTCGCGTCTTTGGCGTTGGGATAAATTGCAGCGGCGAGGTCATCGATCACGCTCTGATCAATCTCGGTGAGCAGCATTTGTCCGAAGATGCGCTTCGCACCATCGACCTTGATTTCCGCCGCGTTGATCTTCGCTAGAAAGGTTTTCTCTCCGCCAGCCTTCACATAGCCAATCATCGCCTCAGCGAAGCTGCGAGGCCGCGGCTTGTTTAGGACTACCTCTTCGTAGATGTCCCGCTTGCGCCGTTCGAGGATGCCTTCCGCGTCTCGCTCATTACGAGTTCCTGCGCTCTCATCCAAGTTTCTTCCAAGGTAGGTGCCGCGGATTTGCCAGATCCCCGAACGGGGGTGTTTGTAGAGGCGGAGGCGGAGCTTTTCTTGGGACATTTGCGCTTCACTGGCTTGGCTGCGAGGGCTTCTTCAATCCGTTCAAATTGGATGCGGCTGATCGTTCGACGCCTGATCTTTCGGCCAGGCATGACGTTGCACAAGCCTTCGCGCTCATCGAGGAAAGCGCGGAACGCACGCAAGCTCTGATGCAAGCGCAGCGCCGCCTCCTTGTCGGTGATGGGCCAATCACTCACTCAGCCACTTCCCATTGCGAGCGAACAACTGGGCTGTCTGTTTGAAGCTGAATTGCGCGGATATGTTTCATCAAGCGCTTGCTGGGATGAAACCACTCGCCGTGTGATCGCTCTTTGGCAAACTTCTTGTGGAGCGCTTGTTCTTCGTCGCGGTATTGACCTTCAACCACGGCAAGCACAACCAACTTATCTGGCGAAGCGCTGCAAAGCCCACGAAAGCGATTACGGAAATCGATCGCGATGCCGATCTTGATGAAGCCTGTGGTGACTGCGCGAATGTAGTAAACACAGCCGCCGAAGTCGCGAGGCCCCGACGGTCGCTCATAGGGGCGACTTGGCAGCTCGATTACTTCGTCGTCTGGGTGCATGAGGCCGTGATAGCGCTGCAGTCCGGTCGCTGCGCGCCACACGCCGGGGTAGGGCGCTAGGAAGGTGCGCGGACTCAGCCACGTCACCTCAAAGCGACCAGCGCGCGCCATCTCGCGGACATTGGTCTCGGTCTTGTTCAAGACAAGCGCCACTTCCTTCGGCCAAAGTGGGCGCTTGCTTGCGAGCCTTGCTTCAAAGCGAGCGTCAGCCTCTGGCTTCAGATCACGCATGCGCTGAGCCACATCGGCTATGTCTGCGGCCATGGAGTCAACCAAGGCCTCGCTAACTGGGAGGAGCGCTGCGTTCATCTCAAATCTCTATTTGGTTTCCCGTGAAGCCTCAGAAGAGGAAGGGTTAGCCCCGCTGTAACTCCGCGTAGTGCATGAACGTATCGCGGCACTTCCGCAGAGCCTCAACCGGGTCGATCACGTCTTTCATTCAACGCCCCCCTTGGATCTTGCTTTCGATCACACGCACACCTCGGCCAAGGCTAGAGCGATCCCTTCGGCAGCTCCGCGATTCCATTCACGGGGGCGGCTGCGCGCCCACGCCATGAACAACTCGGCGATCTGCCCTGCGGTGAGGTTTATGCCGGGACAAAATAGCTCCTCATTGCGCACCCATTGCTGCACTTGATAGGCGTCCATCGCGCCGCGCACATAACCCAAACACTGAGCAGCGCCCATTGACTCAACTTCGCTGGCATAGCCGCCGTCAACTGCCGCCATCATGGAGCATTTGCCGTAGAGATATTGGACGGTCGTGTAAGATTGCGCTGAGGCCTGCGGAACGTAGGACAGGAGCGCGACGGCGAGCGCGGTGGTGGTGGCTTTGAACATTGTTACCTCTAGACTGACGCGCGAAGAAACTTGACCCGCTCAAGAAAGCGCTCTGCAGCGGCTTCTGCGATGTCATCGTCTCCGTCTAAAAAAGCGCGAGCGCAAATCTCAAGCTGCTCGTGGGCTTTCTCGCGGATTGCCGCGGTGGCTCTGCGCTTTGCGTCAGCAGCTAGAAAAGCCATCGTAAGTTCGCCGGCGCTCATGCTGCCTCTCTGCGCTTCACGGATGCAGGCATTGGCTGGCCGTTAAATAAATCGCTGCGGATGTCATAGCGGTTCGCACGGATCGCCGCGTGAAAGCCAGCTTCGCGCAACGTGATGTGAACGATATGCCCGCGCTCTCGCCAGTAAGCCTCTATGCGGATCTTCAGGGCCAACGCGCCAGCGCGCGAGCAGTGATCGGGATACTCTGGGACCGCCTCGAAGAGTTCGCTCATTCTTTGCTCCCTTGAATTATTGAAGGCGCGCCAGATCGACTTCCACTGCAGCCCCCTACAGTGGTGTTGAGACTAAGAAGAGGAGCCGACGCGCCTTCTCCTGCTGGCGGTTGATGACCAGCGGGATTCGAGAAGCGAGCATCAATGCCCGCCTTGATGGTTTTCTTGAGCGTCTTGATCTCGTCGCGCTCAGAAGGATTGCAGCGCATGAGATTGGTGCGCGCGTTGGCGCGGCTCAGAAACTTCGCAAAGGCCGCTTGCGCTTCAGCAAGGCTCGCGGCCTCCATGCACGCCAGGCCTTGCGCCTTGATCTCTTCAAACGGGGAGGGCTCTGGCGCTTTCGGTGCGACGCCGGCGGCGATGCGCTCGCTCTCTTGAGCGGCGACGTGCTCAAGCCCATCCCAAGTGTTGGCAGAAAGCAGGCCGCGCTTTTCCTCGGCCTCGGCCATGATGTGCGTGATGTCGTCCAGATCGGTGCAGGCGCGCATGCGAGCGTTCCAGTCTTCAACAAGCGCGTCTTTCTCGGCGCCCTTGATGAAGGGGATTGGCTCGTTGGCGATGACCTCAACGTCTTGGGCTTCCTCGGCCATTTGGATGCCGCCCAGCATGTCGGCGCAGCCGTCACGCAGGGCCCAAGCACGGGCGCGCATCTGAAGCATGCGTGGCGGGTAGGTTGTCCAAGGGCCTTGCTTCTTCCAGAGGCCAGCGGTCTTCGCATCTGAGACTGAGAACGACCGCACAGTCTGTTCGCCAGTGTCGGGCCGCGTGACCTCGCACCAAGCAATCATTGCGTCGCCGTCGCCGGAAAAATATTCCTTCACCTTCACGCCGCGCGCGCGAACCACACCCATCATCCCATCGCCCCAAAGCTTCGGGCGACCGTTGATGATGGCAAAGCTCTGCAGCGCTTGAAACGGCGCCATGCCGATTTCAGCCCCGGCCATGATCGCGACCATGACTTTCTCTGGCGTATTGATGTCCTTCGGCGTCATGCCCGACGCGGCCAGCACTTGCGCGAGCCGATAGGCTTCATCGAAGCTCTGCGGGATCAGCGCCCCGACCTTGCCGCCCACGCTCACCGGCGCCTTGCGCACAATCTCTTGTCCAGTATCAGCCACGTCTAATAACCTCGCCATTCATCTTCTTTTTCAGAGAGCGGTCGAAACCCTTGCTCTCGATCTTCGTCTTCCCTTGGATAAGGGCCGGAAGGCCTTCTGCTTTGCGCCTGTCTCGGCGCGCTTGCTGGCCTGTGTCTCGACGCTGGCGCTTGATCTTCGATGCGCGAGGCGTGTCTTCCTCGTTGTTCTTGCGCTTGTTGCAGCCCCAGCGTTCGCACTGGACGTTAGAGCGAACGTGATCGCCGCCGCAGGCGAGGGCGATGATGTGGCCCAAGCTCGGCGCGTCAGGATGCGGGACAACCTTCGACCGATCGCACGCAACGCCGCAGCCGCACTTGCAGACCCAGCCGTCACGCTCGAAAATCTCCGCGTCGGAGAAGTTCTCGACGGCTCGACCATGCTTGGCGGCGCGGCGCTTATGCGTGCTCGCGCTCAAACCACGATCTCCCTCTTTGGATCAGTGTAAGAAGCCTTCAAGCCTGCGAGTTCAGCTTCGCGGCGGGCTTTCTCTTCCCGCATACGGCGGGATTCTGTTGCTTGCTCTGCAACGATAAGAAGCAGGCACATGCAGAGAAGCAGGCCAAGCGCGAGAACGGGCGCCAGCACGAAGGCCACGGCGATGTCATTTTCTGTCAGCACCAGAAAATCTCCTGAGATGCTTTGAGGCGATAGCGGAGGCGGGCCGTTGCGAGATGGCGCTCACGTTGAGCCGTGCGCTCCTCGAACACTTCAAGACGGCGCTCCGCGCGGTTGATCGCGTTCATGCGGCGCTCTGCTTCGCGCTTGGTCATCTGACCCTCGGCAAGTAGGCGCTCGACACGGCGGCGCTCTCTGTCGAATGCGGTCATTGGTCGTCTACTTCCTTCTCAGCAGGCTCATCCTTCGCGCGCTCGCGCGCTTCATCCACACGCCGCCAGTAGTCGTCATCGTTCGGGAATGGGCGAGGGCTTCCGTCAATCAGGTGGCCTCGGCCCGAGTCGCGGATGTCTTGGCGCTCGCGTTCGGACAGATAGTCGGTGGTTCTCATGCTGCACGCGCTTCAAGCAAGCGCATCATGGCCTTCGCGTTGTCAGACGCGCGAGCAGCGATGCGATCAGGATGGTTGTGCGGCGCGTTAGCGTTGCGCCAAGTCACCTTGCGCATTTCTTCGGCGTGGCAGTGTTCAAGCCACTGGCGCTCAAGATCGGACATGAGAATGCTACGCTCAGTCATCGGAACCTCCATCAGCAAGGGCGCGCACGCGGCGCAGTTCGTCGGCGTCAACCAGATCGTCAAAGCTCGCTTCCACGTTGGCGCGGAAGTCAGAGATGACTTCATCAATGGTCAGGCATTGAGCGCGCTTGGCGCGATCCCAACGGTTGAAGTAGCGAGAGCCAGCGGCGCGGATGCGGGAGACAACCACGTCGATCTCGTTGAGAAGATCGGCCTTGGCGCGCTCGATGGTTTCAAGCTCATCGGCTAATTCGAGACGGCCAAGCTCATTGAGTTCGGTGGCCTCGTGCTCAAAGCGTTCTGTGTCGAGGCTCATGCTGGTTGCCCCGTAGTTGAGTCGATTGCGTCGCTGTCGTCTTCCAGCGGGAAACGAACCCACGCATCAAGATCAGCCAAGCAGTCGCCGCACAGGTCCATTTCGCCATCAAGAACTGGCGAGAAGATGCGTAAGCGATCTTCGCGCTTGGGCAGCGCCAACGGCTCAAACGTGAGCATGCAGCGGTCGCAGCGGTGCGTTATCTCACGGGACATCACGCGCCCTCCGGCAGATCAGCAGCGATATGAACAAGACGCTCAGAAAGGCTCTCAGCGTCTTGGGCAACGATCTGGAGCGCAGAGCGGCCAGACAAGCGCGCAAGCTCGCGCGCCCGTTGGGCTACCTTGTCCAGAATGTCGGAGAGCTGGACGACTTCATCGGCTGAGGCCTTGGCGGCGCGAACATCGCGCGCAATCCGTTCGAAGTTCACTCGCCGCCGGTCATCGTCTGCAGCCGCGTCCATGCCAGCCATAAAGACGGCATCCCGAAGCGGCGGGAGAGAGTGGACGATCGGCTGAACCGGCGCGTCAGCGCGGGGGCGTAGGGGGATGACGTTGGTGTCGGTCATTATGCGGCCTCCGCGAAGGCGAGCGCGCGCTTGCGCGGCGTGCCGGTTTTGGTGAGCGTCGCCTGATAGGCGAGGGCGGCAGCGAGCGCGGCCTGCTTCTCCTCGGCGCTCGCCGCGAAGCGAACGGTCTGGTCGAGGCTTGAGGCGAACATGGTGTAGGCGGAGCGACCGAAGCGCTTGCTCTCGGTCACGAACGTAACCGTCTCATGCTCGTAGGGGATCATCTCGCCAGTGACTGGATCGGATGACGCGCCGCGCTGGATGCCGCGCTCAATCTCAACGATCTTGCCCCAGTAGGAATAGACGCCGCCGCCAACGGTCACGCCGGAACAGCGGATGGTGTCGCCAACCTTGGCCTCAGCGTAGGGGCGCGAAAGCAGGTTGTTCATGTAGAGGGCGGCAGCAGCGCCGCGCTTGGTCAGAACTTCCTTTTTGCCAGCGCACTTGAAGCAGGTGCTGCCGTAGCGCTGGCAGTACGAGTAAGAGCCTGAGCCGCCGCAGCGCGAGCAGGTAACGCGCTCAAAGCGGGTGGCGATTTCGGGGGCGTTTTCGTTTTGCATGGGAGTGGGCGGCTCCATCTGTTGATGAAGCGAGTGTGCAATACGCCAACCATGCCGTCAATAAAAAAGTGGGCACAGCGCCCACTTATTTTGTTCCGGTTAGTAACCTGTTGTTAGGATGTTGGTGAATCAGGCAACGTCGCCGTTATCCTCTTCATCGGTCGCCATCGCTCTAAGAAGGCGTAAATCCGTGGCGCGTCCGCGCTTTACGATCTTGCCCACAATGCGCTTGATCTCGTCGGCTTGCTCCGGGGTGTAGGCCACAAGATCGGCCTCGTCGCAGTTCAGCGCGATGGCAAAGGCTCGCAATTGGTCGCTGTTATAGCGCCTTTTGCCCCGTTCCAGCTTCGACACGTCGGACTTGGACAGCTTCATAGCGGCGTCGCCCCATGATTCGGTGATGTCATTGACGCGATCGGCAAGCGCCTCTTGCGAGAGTTCGCGGTGGCGTCGCCACTCTTCAAGATACCAGCGGGTTCTATTGGGCATAGCCCATTGTGCCAACCTCCCGCATGGCTGTCGTTGGCAGAGGAGGCGACAGGGCCGGCGTGGGGCTTGACCGGAGGGGTGGGCATAATGCACACTGCCTTACCATGAGTCTCTCCCTTCTCAAATACTGTGAGTCTTTTGGCCTGACCGTCGCGGACGTAGCGCGCGAGGCCGATCTGGACCCGAAGTGGCTTTACAAGGTCGCCAAGGGAGAGCGGGGATTTTCCCCGGAGACCGCGGCGGCGATCGAGGCGGCGACCAAAGGGGTCGTTACGCCGTCCGATCTTAACAAAGCACGCATGGATTGGCTCGCGGCAAATCCAGACGCGGCGCGGAAGAAAAAGCCGGAGGCTGGCAAGAAGGCCCCCAAGCGCCCTTTCGTAAGGGCTGAGGAGCCGGTGGCATGACTGCCTCAGCTCTTGCTCTTGCTCTTGCTCTTGCTCTTGCTCTTGCTCTTGCTCTTGCTCTTAGCGGGGCGGGGCAGGGTGCCAGCCGTGATCGGCTTGCCTTCTTGGAGCAAATGCACTTCGGCGCTTGGCCGCGCCAACAGCACGCCAAGCCGGGTGTAGAGATCGAGCGCGAACGCGGGCGTCATGTGACCGTTGGCGATGTATTCGCCGCTACGGCCCTTCATGAGTATGCAGGGGCCATCCCAGTCCAGATGAACAAGCTCGCTGAACAGCGCAGCCGAGCCATCAAGGCGCGCATTCAAAGCCGCGATCGACATTCCAAGCCTCCGTTGTTCCCATCAGGGAACAATCCAAGCGTGTCCAATTTTTCTCGTCAAGGGGGAGCGTAGTGATGGCTCCCGGCATCACCGAATCCAACGTGCTTTCGATCCTGCGTGCCTCTCGCATGACGGGCCATCGCATCACGCCAGACACCATTCACCGCGACGCGTTCCGCAAGCAGTGCGTTGAGCTTCGCCGCGCTGGGCTCGCGACAATCAAAAACGAGACGGTGTTCATCACCGCGAAGGGCTTCGGAAAAGCGTGGAGGAGGGCGCGTGAGCAAAGCGCATCGTCACGTCATGCAGAGCAACGCCGATCGCAAGATGGGGCGCTGGCGCCAGCGTTTGGCGAAACCACCGATCACAAAACGGAGAAAAGCAATGGCCTTGAATAGCGAGCAGCCAGAAAATCCTCTCATCGCGCGCGCCGCGCAAACCGTGAGCGATACGTACTTCATCGAGTCATGGGGTCTCGACGGCGGCATGACCGCGCTCCGCAACAAGATCGAGTTCTATCAGCGAGTGCTCGCGGAGACCGAAGCCTTCGCCGCCACGCTCACACCCGAAGAGTACGCGTCGATCGCACTGATGCCGACACGCGAGGTCGCCTCCGCGACGAAAGCATAGCGGCGCGGTCTGGTGGAATCTCCGACAACAGGAGCTAGGGGCGAATGGACATTTGGCATTTGGTTTTTCTGGCCGTCGCTGCTGGCGCGACTGGCTTGGCTTGGGGCTACCGCGGTCAACGCGACATCGAGCGCGAGCAAGTGACCTTCTTGCGCGCGCAAGGCGGATACAAAGAGCCGCCGGCGCAATCGACATCAAAGGATGTTGCTCCTTTCCGGGGGGCGCGTTGATGCCTCTCACTCCAACACGCGATTGGCTCCCCATCATGCGCGATGCGAAGGCTCGCGGGATTCACCGCGCTCAAGTCGCAAGAGAGCAGGGCGTTTCAGCGCCGACTGTCTCCAAGTGGTGCAGCTTCTATCGCATCGATCTTCCGAAAGGGACAACACGGCGCGCGATTGCGGACTGGCCTGTTGTTCTCGCTGACGCAGCCAAGCGCGGGCTTACCCTGAAAGAGGTGGCTTACGATAACAATGTCTCTCGCCCTTGCGTGTGCAGGCACACAAAGCGCTTGGGCATTTCGCTCAAAGGCCAACACCATACCCCTCGCGCGAGGGCCGCATGACGGACTTCCCAAACTTCGGGGAAATCCCCGGTCACGTCACGCTCTACGACGTGCAGCGCGAAGCTAAGCAACGCGCAAAGGACGAAGCGAAAGCTCTCATCCTCAACGAGCTTCTTTACGTCACCACAGACGAAAACGGCCGCCATCTTTCTGAGAGAAAATGGCGAAAGCATTACGCCTTAATCGAGAGGCTTTGAAATGACCCCAGAACAAGACCGCGACAAGATCAGCGTTCTCTTTGAGGACACTGGCGTTCACGAGAGAGCGGCCAACATCCTCAACGCAGCGCTGGCGCAGCTACAGGCTCGCCTTTGCTACACGCGCGAGGAAGCCAAGGCCGCGATGCGTGCTCACGTCTCAGCCCCGCGCAAACGCCGTCAGCGCTCAGAGGATGCTCACGCATGAGCGATCCCGTAAATCATCCCAAGCACTATCAGCGCGCGGACGGCTTCGAGTGCATCGAGCTTGTTGAGCAGTTGCCCTTTTGTGAAGGCAACGCGATCAAGTACATCTTTCGTGCTGGCCTCAAGGGCTCGACCATCGAGGATCTGCGCAAGGCGCTCTGGTACGTCGATCGCGCTGACACGTCCGACAATGCGCTCTCGTTCTGCAAGACAGAGCCTCTGGTCGCTTCGCTTCACCGCGCCGCCGAAGGCTTCACCGACAAGCATCAACGCATGGCGATCCTCGCTATTGGCGCTGGTGATCGCGCCCTCGCGCGCCGGCACATCGAAGCGATGATTGAAGATGCTGCGCTCGCAAGCGCTCAGGAGGCGGCCGCGTAAACGAAAGGAGCGCGCCAGCGGACAAGGCTGACGCGCTCCGATTTTCCGATCCCTTGCAGAGACCAATTTTTCGCGCCGCCCAGCGCGATCAACACACGAGGAAGAACCGTGCGAAGCACAACCTATATACACCCCGACGCGGCGACGCACAAGATAGCGGTCAAGCCCGACGCCACCGCTAATTACAGTCGATCTGTGCAACCCCGCCTCAGCGACCCCGCGTCCCATGCTGAGGAAATGTCTCAACTCCAATCACAAGCCCAAGCCGCGTTCCAAACAGGGGAGCACGGTGGGGGGATGCAATGTGAAATCGGGGCGCGCTCATGAGCTGCGCCGTTCTCCTCCACTTCGCTGACGACACCCGTATCACCAGCACTCAGTTCCGCGTGCTCGGGCTCATCTTGAAGGGCTACTCAAAGCGCGCCGACATGGCCGCGAAGGTCAACAAGACCGTCGTGACTGTCGCCCGGGCGATCGACGCTCTGGTCAAGCTGGGCATTGTTGAGCGGGAAACCGTCAAGGGAAAGCCGAGCAAGCTCCGTATCTCGACCCGTATCATGGACGCCGTGCGCGTGCTCGAAGCGGACGCCGCGACCCGTATCACTGATGCGACTAGTAACACTGGTGATACGACTACCCGTATCATTAATGATACGACCCAAATAACCCGTATCACCAATGATCCGACCACCCGTATCGCTGGTGATCCGACTGCGCCAAATGATACGGGTCAGTCTGTGGATAACCCGCCTCGCGGGGATGTAAGCACGGGCGCGCGCGCGCAAACACAACCTTCTAATACTACAATACCTAGATCTGATCTGATCGTATCGAAGGCGATGATCGATGCGCTGATCGCCCGAGCTGGCGACGGCTGCAACCCGACCCACGGCGACGTTCACAGCGGCGCAGAGCTGACACGGCTCTTGCGCGGCGGTTGCACCTGGGAGGACATCGAGTTCGCCACAGACAGGTTAGCGGCTTCGTTCCGTCGGCGCGGCCAGCGCTTCGGCACATGGACGCTGCTCGAAGAGCACGCGGTCAAAATCCGCGACCGCCGCTTGGCTGGATTGCCGGCGCCCACAACGCCGTCACCGACCGCATCTTGGGACTCGCGACCGCGCCGCAACGGCCCATACGGCGCCAACGGCATCGCGCCGATGGTGGGCGTAGGCTGATGCGCGATGAGCAAACTCTCCGACTTCGGCATCAAGCCGCGCGGCCCGGGCAAGAGCTGGAAACAGACCTGTCCGCGCTGCAGCCATCTTCGCAAGAAGAAAACCGATCACTGCCTCAGCGTGACGACTGGACCGGCGCAATCTTCGTCGGGCTGGATCGATCCTGGGGTTTCGATTTTCCTTTGCCACAACTGCGGCTGGAAGGATCGCGCTGATGAACGCGACCCTGAAGGCGGCGACACCGCCAAGCGGCCTCAGCGCTACCGCGCGAGCGTTCCTAGAAGCCCGTGGCTTGGACACGGAACTGTGCGAACGTCTGGGGCTAACAAGCGGCCCAGATCGCGGTGGTCGTGAGTGGCTAGCGATCCCCTATGAGCGCGCCGGCGCCCGGGTAAACCGCAAGTTCCGCGCAATCGATGCCAAGGACTTCCGCCAAGACAAAGGCGGCGAACAAGTCTTCTGGCGTCACGACTGCATCGTTGATGAAGGCTTGGCCGATCAACCGCTCATCATCACCGAAGGCGAGTTCGACGCGATCGCCGCGATCCAAGCTGGCTACTGGCGCACTCTCTCGATCCCGGGCGGCGGCAACGCGCAAGCGCAAGCGGAGGCGCGCACGTCAGGCAAGTACGCCTGCATCGCCGCGGCGCAACCCGGGCTGGATAAGATCAAGCACGTCATCATCGCTACCGATGGCGACGGGGTAGGGGCGGCGACGCTCACGGACCTAACGAGCCTGCTAGGGCCGGCGCGCTGCCAGTTCGTCAGCTATCCGCCCGGGTGCAAGGATCTGAACGATGTCCTGCTGAAGCACGGCGCCGAAGGCGTGCGCGCGTGCATTGATGGCGCAAAGTGGGTGCGCGTCGCCGGCGTCCATAAGCTTTTCGATCTGCCGCCATTGCCGCCGCTCGAAACCTGGCGCTCGCACATCCACAAGCCGATCGATGATCTCTTGCCGATTTGCCCGGGGCATCTCTCGGTTTGGACGGGCATCCCCGGGCACGGCAAGTCATCGCTGCTGAACGCGATCGTGTGGTCAATCTCCGACCGCGACGGGACGCGCATCGCTCACGGCACATTCGAGGCCTCGCCTCAGCGCGAGTACTTGGAGGATTGCACCGGCTTTCATCTAGGCAAGCCGGCAAGCGACGCCACCGATCAAGAGCGCGAGATGGCCCGCCAGTGGGTGCAAGAGCGCATCACCTTCATCGTCTCGGACGGCTATGTCGGCCCGGGCAATGAAGAGTTCTTCGATGCTGACCTTGACTGGTTCTTCGAGGGCGCGCGCACGGCCGTTGTTCGGGACGGATGCCGCATCGTGATCTTGGACCCGTGGTCTCAGATCGAGCACGCCCGCACCAATGCCGAGCCAGAGACGACCTACATCCAGCGCAGCATCCGCCGCGCCAAGTCGTTCGCGCGCACGTTCGATGTCCACGTTGCGATTGTCGCGCACCCCAGCAAGCAGCGCCGGATGGAAGATGGCTCTTACGCCATGCCGGAAGGCTACGAGATCAGCGGCTCGGCGCACTGGTTCAACGGCGTTGATCTTGGCGTCACGGTCCACCGCGCGCCGCCGCTCATCCTTGATGATGACAGCGGAAACTGGATGCCTGATCCAAAGTCCACGCGCGTCCTGATCCGGGCTTGGAAGAAAAAGAACCACCGCATCATGGGCAAGCCCGGCGACGCTTACGCATCGTTCGACTCCAACACCGGCCGCTACTCCTCAGCCGAGCACTGGGAAGAGCGCACCCAACCAAAACGCTACGCAAAACCACCGGAGAATCGCCGTGACGATTGAGGCGCGCATTTCATCGCTCTTGCGCGAGGGCATAGAAGAGCACCAGCAGACGGTCGCCTTCTGGGCTGAGAACACCTATGCGGACCTGGCTGCAAACTGCCAGAGCCCCATAGAGCGCCTGTTGCTGGCGCCGCTCATGTTCATTTGGCCGCAGTGCCTGTCTCCGCGGTACGAAGGCCCGGGCGATCGTGAGCGCGAAGCGCGGCTCTATGCCCAGTATCGCGTCGGTGATCGCAAACTTGACTTCGCCTACATCGTGACGCCGCTGCAAGAGCCGTGGGAAATCAGGCTCGGCATCGAGTGCGACGGTCACGAGTATCATTCGAGCGTCGAGCAGAAGGCCAACGACAACGAGCGCACCATCGAGGTCGTCTCGGAGCAGGGCTTCAACATCATCCGCTTCTCAGGCTCGCAGATCAGCCGCGACCCGAAGGCCTGTGCCGCCAAGGTGGCCGAAGCCGTTGACGGCATCTTCCAGAGCAACGTGTTCGCCTATGTGAAGCGCAAGAACACGGACGCCTATCGCGGCATGATTGGCCCGCTTCTCTCCAACATCGCGGAAGGGGATGTGCCATGAGCTTCATCGCTGACCCGATCGCGCGCTGCTCCAACGAGGCGCACAACGCCAAGTCATCCCGGGAGCGCTCTGCCCGGGCGTGGCTGATCGTGAATGCGATCGAGGTTTATGGCCCGTATGTTTCTCTCAGAGAGCTTGGCCGCAAGACCAACATCAACCTCAGCACGTTGAACGCTGATCTCAATCGGCTCGAAGCAGATGGCCTAGTCGTTCGAGAGACCATGCCGCTCAAGTATCACGCTAAATCTCCCCGGCATGTTTGGAGCTTGAAACCGTGATGTGGCGCCGCGCCGTAATGGCGATCTCACTTCCGTTAGCGACGCTCTGCGCTTTTTACCTTTTCGGGGTCGCCGCAGAACTCCAAGCGATTGGCGCGCACGACTACGCGAGCATCCAAGTTGCTCTCGGCCTTTGCATGGCGGCATGGGCCGCGTTGGCGATCTGTTGGCTGATTTGGAGCCCAAGCCATCAAGAATGGTTTGGCGACGACGAAGAAGAAGAAGGCTCGTCAATGACCAGCGAGCAGGAGCTTTGAAATGAAAATCACGAAGAGCCCCTGGACAGAGGAATGCGTTCAACTCTTGCGCCGGTTGCGGCT